CATTTGGATCTAACTGGTCTACTGCTGTTCCTAAACGATTAACTATTAATAGTGGTGTAACTGTTGGTAGTTCTAATACTAACCCTGCTATGACTATTGAAGGTTCTATGGGTGGGACATTAATTGTCCACAACAGTGGAAGTATTATTGGAACTGGTGGTTCTGGTAGTTCATCTGGTACTGGTGGTAATGGATATAATGCAGTTAAAACAGATCAAAACGGAAGTATAACCTTTTACAATAACTCCGGTGCAGCCATATACGGCGGCGGTGGAGGAGGTGGTAAAGGTGGTACTGGAGGACAAGGCGGTACTGGAGGACAAGGCGGACAAGGCGGTAATGGTTCTTATCAACAAAGTGTTGGAAGTGTTAGCTATAGTGCAACAGGTGTAGGAAGTTATGCCAATTTACATACGTCTCATGGATGTCCGGGTTCTGTTTCCTTCTCTGGAGGTGTAGCAGCACCATATAACTATGGATTTACTACATTTTGCCAAATTTGTAGAGGAAGTCATACTTTTGCTTCAAGCGGTTCTCAATACCAAAGACGAATAAGAAAAGGTACTTATACTCACCATGGAATAGCACATTGCTCTGGTAACTTCAGTCAAACTGGAGCTGGTGGTGGTTCTGGAGGCACTGGCGGCGGCGGAGGCGGCGGCGGAGCTGGTGGTAATGGAAGAGGTTACAACCAATCTCAACAAAACGGTTCTGCTGGTTCTGCTGGTTCAGGCGGTCAAGCTGGTGGCGGTGGTGGAAATAATGGAAACAGCTCTGGTGCTGGTGGACAAGGTGGAACTGGTGGAACTGGAGGACAAGGTGGAACCGGCGGAAACGGCGGTGGCTACGGTGCCCAAGGTGGACAAGGTGCTACTGGAAACCAAGGTCTAACAGGAAACCAAGGTAACACTGGTTCTAACGGAAATGCTAGTAACGGAAATGCTGGTGCTGGTGGTTCTGGAGGTTCTGGAGGTTCCGGCGGTTCCGGCGGTGGAGCAGCAGGATATTACATACAAAACCGTCATTACATGGCATTTCACAACTCAGGCTCAGTAGCCGGACAATAATTATGAATTTTAAAATAACAGAAATGACCACCTCTGAAATGAAGGTGGAATATGACGATGGTACATGGGCACGTATTGCTTCTTCTCCAAATCAAGAGAAAGAATACTATCTAACAATGATAGCTAGGTACCATCATGACAATGATCAGGAAGTTGCAATAGCAGATCATCCTATGAAAATAGGTGATGAAGGTGTTGTTGGAGAAGGTGCGGTTACAGATCAAAAAGAAGTTAATTTTGATTATGGTGCAGCTAGGATACATTGCTACCCAAGTGTTAATCAGCAATGGGATGCGGCATATCACACTAGAAAAGGAGATTCTACTTTACAAACAAAGTTAGATGCTCATATCGACATGGTAAAAGCTAAGATTCCTGTTGATGACAAAATATACACTGTTGATGAATTAGGAGCTATTTTGGACGAATTAGTAAAAGATCCAAAATGGGTAGACGAATAGAAAGAATGGAGATTTGTAAAGAGTGTAATTTTCTTACTAAGCGTAAATTCTGCAAATTATGTGGATGTTATATGCCTGTTAAGACAGCAATGCCTTTTATGAAATGTCCAGCAAAGAAATGGTAGAAATACCAACAATGGTTATTCCGCCTGTAGAAACCATAGAAACTATATCTATACCTTTACCAACAGCAGACGTACCTTCTTACATTCCTCTGGTTGTACCTCCTAGTGATTTACAAGCGGAAGAAGAACCTGAAGGTACTGCCTCTGAAAAAGAGCCGGAAGCACCCGGAATGAAAAAAGTAGACATACCGTTTACTAACAAACAAATGCCGGTACCTGAGACTGAGATCTTAGTAACGGCTACCACAACTGCGGTTGTGTCAGTAGCAGCTACACTTACAGCTACAGCAGCTTTTAAATATGTTGTAACTGCTATGAAACCAATACTTAAAACAACATGGAAGAAGATAAGCCAGTCAAAGAAAAAAGTTTCTTAGGCAAAGTAAAAGATATAGCCGAAGACAAAGAACATCAAATAGAATTTCTGGGAACAGTAGTTAGATTAGGCGTAGTTGTCTGGTCCGGCTTTATTATTACTATGAACTATGTTGACATTCCTATGGTAAAAAAATCTGGTAACTCAGATATAACTTTTGTCGCTTCGGTATTTACGGGGGCACTTGCCACCTTCGGTTTGACGACTGGAAAAAATAGCAATGGCAAGACACCAGCAAACTGCCCAATGATAAAAAAAGACAAACCAAAAGTATGACTAAACTACTCATACTCTTAGCATTGTTATCACCCAGCATAGCAAGAGCAAACACAGTTACGCCACAATTTACTACAGGATCCATGAATAGCACCACGACTACAACTCAGACTATAACTGAAGTTGAGCAGCGTCAGGTGTTCGGATCTGCGGTAAATACATGGTCAGGAACTAACGTCACACCCTCTGCTGATATAGCAGGAAGTGGTACAACATTTACTGTAACAAACACAGCTAATCCTTGGACATTAGAAACCACAACAAGAGCCGCAGGGCTAGTTGAGCAATGGGACACCACAACAAACTATACAATAAACTCCACTACAAACTCCTTGTCTGTCTTCTCACAGTAGGCAGTCCGGTATTTGCTGAAGGAGATACAAATAATTCATCAAATCCTGTCGCCGCAGCTACTGGCAACGTGACCAATCAGGCAGTGCAATTTCAGAACAATGGAGCACCTAGCCGACAATCCTTTGGTAGCAACGTTTCTTGCAATGGCAGTACGATGACATTTAGCCCATTCTACATGGGTAATGATACAGAACCACAAACAGAAGATGGTTATGTTATCTCAGAGAACTGGGGTTTTCAATTAAACTTCTCAGTTCCACTTAATAAAGATTTGACAAAGCAATGTGAACGCATGGCTGAATCTAAGATCCAAAAGGATCGTCTTGACTATGAGCTGGTACGTGCTCTAAAATGTGCCGAACTACAACGCAAGGGTTTCACCCTGAGACCCGGATCACGGGTAGAACATCTATGCTCTGACGTGATACCTATACAATTAACAAACAAATAACATGTTAGCACTCGTAAAACCATTCGTATTATCTGCACTTAGATCACCTAAATTCAAGACATTTGTCGTTGAATTATTAGAAAAGCTAGTAGAGCAAAGTGATAATGAGCTTGATGATAAAGCTTTAGCAATCGTCAAAAAAGGTCTAGGCATCTAATGTCTAACGTCAGTTTAAAAATGGGCACACATAAGTCCCGTTCTGGTGGACTGACAGCAGCCGGTAGGAAAAAATACAATAATGCTACCGGTTCTAACCTTAAGGCTCCGCAGCCCGAAGGTGGTCCACGCAAAAGGTCCTTTTGTGCGAGATTTAAAGGGATGAAAGGACCAATGAAAAAACCAAACGGCAAGCCTACTCGTAAGGCACTTGCCCTTCGCAAATGGAAATGTTAATCAATGGCACACAAAGGAAAAGGTTCTTGTAAAGGGACAAGAAAAGGAGGAAAGAAGTATGGCAAGTAAACGCGGCTTATACGCCAACATCCATGCCAAGAAAAAGCGCATTGCTGCTGGCTCTGGTGAAAAAATGAGAAAACCCGGAGCTAAAGGTGCTCCAACTGCTGCCAATTTTAAAAGGTCAGCTCAAACAGCTAAAAAAAGATAATGAAAAAGAAAGCAACCGAAGACCAATTCAACGAGTTGCATAACCTAGTTACTAAAGAATTTCTTGGTCGTATAAAAAGCGGCGAAGCGACTACACAGGACTTAAAAGCAGCTTGTGATTGGTTAAAAGCTAATGACATTAGTGGGGTTGCTTATGACGGTAATCCTTTATCTAAATTAGCAAAGGTTATGCCAACAGTAGATCCAGAATTAGTAAAGGAACGACTTTATGGCAAGTACAGCTAAATACTACCAAAAAAATAGAGACGCTAGATTAAGGCGTCTCACACAACAAAGAAAATACAACAAAACTAAAAAGGGTTTAGCCCTACGTGTAAATGCAAATAGACTTAATAGACAACTTGGTACCTACGGAAATGGTGACGGGAAAGACGCTGCTCACTATAAGGGGAGTACTACCAAGGGCAGACTCCAAAGTCCATCCATTAATAGAAAAAGCAGACTCAAAATACGTACAGCATGACCCCTCTACTACCTAAACCAGAACATTACTTACACAACTTAATAACCATGACAAGTCCTGAAGCAAAAAAGCTCTGGAGAAGAGCTATCAAAGAGCACTTTAATTGTACATGTGTTTATTGCGGAGAAAATTATGAATTTAAGGAACTTACACTCGACCACGTTAAGCCTCGTTGCAAAGGTGGTGAGAGTATTACAACAAATCTTGTACCCGCTTGTAGGGCGTGCAACCAAGGTAAAGGTAGTAGTGATTGGCTAAGATGGTCAAGAGACACATTTGGAAGTCAACCTGATAGAGAACAACTAATCCAAGATCACATAGCAGCATAATGTCAGAGGAAAAATTTGTACCCGTCAATGGTGCATATAATATTACTTCAGCACAGACAACTGAGTTTACTGAGTTTTTAAGAAATAAAATTAAAGACAACAACAGATTTACTTCCGATGGCAAACCTAGTAAGTCTGGAGTAATAACAAAAACATACATTGACGGAAAACTTCAACAATTTAGAAACAGAGCACTTAAAGGTGATAATAGTGTAAATTCATTTGGATTTGCAAGTCAAGCTTCTAAAAACAGAGAAATAGCTAAAAGAGAAGAAGCTAAAACAACAACTACACCTAGTACAACAGTAAGAAAAAGTGCTGATAGATATATTAGACAAAACACTGGTCCCGGTATACAAATAGATCACAGAAATACTTTAGCAAGACTTTTACACGGTGTTAAATCTATTGCTAAACGTGATAACATTAGTATACCAGCAGCTAATTTAAAATTGGCAAGTGCTTATTCAGAAAGTTATGGTCACAGTGTAGATAACTTACAAAAAATAACAGATAAACAAAATAATTTAAAAAACGTACAAGAAACTGGTTTAGATAAATATTACAAACATTTAGCTAATAAACCTGAACGTTCTAATGTTGACGCTACAAAAGCATGGAATGATAAACGTATACAATTAAGTAAAGGTATTAATCCAAAAGGAGGACCATTAGTTAAAGTTACAAAATCAACTTCTCCTTGGAAAGCTGTAAAAGGTTTTACAACTGGTGCTGCTGAAAACATACAAACAGATGTTAAATCTAATCAAGGATTTAAACTATCTGATTTTACGTACAAAGGCGGCTCTAGAGTGGCTGGATTTGGTACAGTATAGAAATACACATGACAGATGTTTTAACCGCCCTACAGGACGATTTCAAGCTGTTTCTGCAAGCTTTGTGGGATCAGCTAGATCTTCCCCAACCTACGAGGGCACAATATGCTATTGCAGATTACTTGCAGAATGGTCCCAAGCGACTACAGATACAGGC